CGCCACTCATGAGGGAACGAAGGATGAGCGAAACCGAGACCAAGTCTCGGACCGGGGAAGATCTGTCCCCGGTCGCCCGGGTGAGTGCCGCGATGGCGGGACTGATCGGGGACTACAAGGCCCTGCAGGCCGACCTTGAAGAGAAGCTTCAGAAACAGGAAGAGCGACTGACCATGCTGGATCACAAGACCGCGAAAGCGAACCGTCCGGCGCTTTCGACCCGTACCGAGGTCGAGGCCCCCCACCTGAAGGCGTTCGACGCCTACCTGCGCAGCGGCGACGACGATGCCCTGCGCGGCCTTGAACTGGAAGGCAAGGCCATGTCCAGCGCGATCAACTCGGACGGCGGGTTCCTGGTGGATCCGGAGACCGCGCAGACCATCAAGTCCAAGCTGGACTCCAAGGTCTCGATCCGGGCGATTTCCAGCGTGGTGAATGTCGAGGCCTCGTCGTTCGACGTGCTGATCGACCAGAACGACACCGGCGCGGGCTGGGCCAACGAGACCTCGTCGACCGCCGAGACCGGGACGCCCACGATCGAGCGGATCTCGATCCCGCTCTACGAGTTGAACGCGATGCCCAAGGTTTCGCAACGCCTGCTGGATGACAGCGCGTTCGACGTCGAAAGCTGGCTGGCGGCGCGGATCGCCGACAAGTTCGTACGCGCCGAGGCGGCGGCCTTCGTCAACGGCGACGGTATGGACAAGCCGACCGGCTTTCTGACGCACCCGACGGTCGAGAACGACAGCTGGACCTGGGGCAATCTGGGGTACAAGGCATCGGGTTCGGCCAGTGATCTGGGCAATGGCGATGTGCTGATCGACGTCACCTATGCGCTGGACTCGCGCTATCGTGCCAATGCGAGCTTCGTGATGAATTCGAAGACCGCCGCGGCGATCCGCAAGCTCAAGGACAACGATGGCCGGCACCTCTGGAACGACGGCCTGGCCGCCGGCGAACCGGCCCGTCTGCTGGGTTACCCGGTGCTGATCGTCGAGGACATGCCCGATGTCGAGGCCGACGCCTATCCGATTGCCTTTGGTGATTTTGGTGCCGGCTACACCGTTGCTGAACGTCCGGATCTGCGCGTTCTGCGCGACCCGTTCAGCGCCAAGCCGCACGTCCTGTTCTATGCCACCAAGCGCGTGGGCGGCGACGTGAGCGATTTCGCGGCCATCAAGCTGCTGCGCGTCGCCGTCAGCTGAGCCTGGCCATGAGATGGGAGGCGGGCCGCTTGGCCCGTCTCTCCGGGGCGCGCGCCTGTTCATGTTGTCCAGCTACCCCTCCGCCCGTGCAGCCTGGGCGGCGCGCGCCCAACCGCCTGGCGGACTAGGGATGGTCGAGGATTTCGGAGAAGAAACATGATGTTGGTGGAAGAAACCCAGGTGCCAGAGGCGGCGCTTCCGATTGGTGCCCTGAAGGACCACCTGCTGCTGGGCAGCGGTTTTACCGAGAGTGATCTGCAGGATCCGGTGCTGGTCTCGTTTTTGCGCGCGGCTCTGGCCGCGATCGAGGGGCGGACGAGCAAGGCGCTGATCGCCCGGGGATTTCTGATTACGCTTGATCGCTGGACCTCTTGCGAAGGACAGCGGTTGCCGGTGGCTCCGGTTCAAGCGGTCACGGAGGTGACGATTGTGGATGCCTACGGTGCGGCGACCACCATAGATCCGGGCGCCTACCGGCTGCAAAAGGATGCCTTTGACCCGAGGCTGCGGCCCACAGGGACACGCCTGCCAGGCGTCCCCACCGGTGGATCGGTGGAGATCCGTTTCGACGCGGGATATGGCGCAAGTTTCGACGCTGTGCCTGCCGACCTGAGACAGGCGGTCCTGATGCTGGCGGCGCATTACTACGAGTACCGCAGCGACACGGCGCTGGGTCAGGGGTGCATGCCCTTTGGCGTGACCAGCCTGATCGCGCGATACCGTCCCGTGCGCATGGGGCTGGGCGCATGAGCCGCCGGGTGAGCAGGCGACTGGTGCTGGAGGCACCGCAACGTGTCGGCGACGGGGCCGGCGGGTTCGAGGAAACCTGGAGGGCGCTGGGCACGCTCTGGGCCGAGGTCAAGCCGCGGACCGGGCGGTTGGCCCGGGGCGAGACCGGCGAGATTTCCATCGGCGGATTCCGGATCACTGTGCGCGGCGCGCCGCAGGGACATTCCAACCGCCCGGGGCCGGGCCAGCGGTTCCGCATGGGCACGCGGCTGTTCCGGATCGAGTCCGTGACAGAGCAGGAACCATCCGGTCTGTACCTGATCTGCGAATGCCAGGAGGAGCTTTCGGCATGAGTTACGCGGTTTCGAGTGCTTTGCAGGCCTCTGTCTTTGCCCAGCTTCAGGGCGACCCGGCGCTGGGCGCACAGGTGGGGGCCGACATCTACGACGCGCTGCCCACGGGCACCTTGCCGCCGATCTATGTGGCGCTGGGACCCGAGACGGCGAAGGACGCGGGCGACAAGGACGGAGCGGGCGCCTGGCATCGGTTCGTCGTGTCGGTGGTGACGTCGAAGTCAGGTTTCCAGACGGCCAAGGACGCGGCGGCAGCTGTCAGCGATGCGCTCCACGGTGCGGACCTGACGCTGGAACGGGGAAAGCTGGTCGGACTGTGGTTCGAGAAAGCAAGGGCGAGGCGCGAGAGCCGCGGCTTGCGGCGCATCGACCTGACCTTTCGTGCACGGGTCGAGGATGACGGTGCGCAGTGAATGCGCACCCCGAGGATGAATGAATTCTTTTCGCAGGAGTGAAAACAATGGCGGCACAGAACGGGAAAGACCTGCTGATCAAGGTCGACGTGAGCGGCACTTTCGAGACACTGGCGGGGCTGCGCGCGACGCGCATCAGCTTCAACGCCGAGCAGGTGGATGTCACCACGCTGGAAAGCACCGGGGGGTGGCGGGAACTTCTGGCGGGCGCCGGTGTCAAATCGGCCAGCCTGAGCGGGTCGGGCGTGTTCAAGGATGGGGCGACGGATGAACGTGCGCGACAGATCTTCTTTGACGGGGTTACTCCGGCTTTTCAGGTCATCATCCCGGATTTCGGTACGGTCGAGGGGCCTTTCCAGGTGACGTCGATCGAATACGCCGGCGCGCATGACGGGGAGGCGACCTATGAACTGGCGCTGGCCTCGGCGGGCGCGCTCAGCTTCACGGCGGCGTAAGTCATGGGCAATCCGTGGCGGGGGGACGTGGATTTGGTCATCGATGGCCAGACCCATGTGATGCGGCTGACGCTGGGTGCGTTGGCCGAACTGGAAGACGGACTGGCCAGCGGATCGCTCGTCGACCTGGTGCAGCGTTTCGAGACGGGAGGATTCAGCACGCGCGATGTGCTGGCGCTGATCGTGGCAGGGCTGCGCGGGGGCGGTTGGACCGGGCAGGCTGTCGATCTTCTGTCCGCGAAGATCGAGGGTGGGCCGATGGCTGCGGCGCGCGCGGCGGCTGAATTGTTGGCGCGGGCCTTCATGTTGCCGGAGACCGGTAATGCCGGGGTTTGACTGGCCGGCATTGATGCGGGCGGGGATGCGGGGTCTTGGCCTCAAACCCTGGGAGTTCTGGGCGCTGACACCCGCCGAACTGCAACTGATGCTGGGCGAGGGCGACGGCACGAAACCAATGGAACGGGCAAGATTGACTGAACTGATGTCGGCCTTTCCCGACGAGATGCGAGGTAACGGGACATGATCGAGGATCTTGATGACGAGGTCGAGGCGCTGGAGACCTCACTGGGGGGCGCGATCGGGATGGCGGCGCAATTCGACGCCGAACTGAAACGCATCCACGAAACCTTTTCCGCCACCGGACGCGGTGCCGCCAAGCTGGAAGCCACGTTGAGCCGGGGCGTGGCAAGGGCCATCGACGGGGTCGTTCTGGACGGCATGAAGCTTTCGGACGCGCTCCGGACCGTTGCGCAATCCATGATCGACGCGGCTTGGAAGGCGGCCGTTACGCCGGTTGCCAACCACGTCGGTGGGCTCTTGTCCTCGGCGGTGTCCGGCATGTTCGGTAGCTATTCGCCCTTTGCCGATGGTGCAGGGTTTTCCCAGGGCCGGGTGATGCCCTTTGCCAATGGCGGTGTGGTCGCCAGCCCGACCTATTTCCCGATGCGCGGTGGAACCGGACTGATGGGCGAGGCCGGTCCGGAAGCGATCATGCCGCTGACGAGGGGCGCCGATGGCAAGCTTGGCGTGCGCGCCGAGGGCGGCGGCCAGGGGCCCGTGACCGTGGTCATGAACATTTCCACACCGGACGTGGCTGGATTCCAGCGCAGCCAGAGCCAGATCGCGGCCCGGATGGGGCAGGCGCTGAGCCGTGGCGCGCGCAACCGCTGAGGAGGATGACATGAGCTTTCACGACGTGAGATTTCCAACCGACCTGAGCTTTGGCTCGGTCGGTGGGCCAGAGCGGCGTACGGATATCGTGACGCTGACCTCCGGCTACGAAGAGCGCAATACGCCCTGGGCGCATTCGCGTAGGCGGTATGACGCGGGTCTTGGGTTACGATCACTCGACGACCTGGCCGAACTGATCGCTTTTTTCGAAGCGCGGCAGGGACAGCTGTATGGGTTTCGCTGGAAGGATTGGGCGGATTTCAAATCCTGCGCGCCCTCCGCTGTGCCCGCGTCTTCCGACCAGTTGATTGGCACCGGTGATGGAGCGCGTGTCGGGTTTCAGCTGTCCAAGACATATTCGTCGGGCGGAGCAAGCTATGTCCGCCCGGTAACCAAGCCCGTGTCCGGCTCTGTCTTGGTCGAGGTCGACGGCATCGTTTTGACCGAAGGATCGGGGTTCTCCGTAGATGTGGCCGCGGGCATCGTGACGCTGCAAACTGTGCCGGGGGTCGGTCAGGAGGTGCGGGCAGGGTTCGTTTTTGACGTGCCGGTCAGGTTCGACGCGGATCGGATTCAAGTCAGCGCAGGAGCTTTCAACGCAGGCCAGGTTCCCGATGTGCCGGTGGTGGAGGTTCGGGTCTGATGGGCGCGGAGGAATTGAATGGCCACCTGTCCGGCGGCTTGACGACCGTTGCACGCGCCTGGGCCGTGACACGCAAGGATGGCCTGCGGCTGGGGTTCACCGACCATGATCGGGACCTGACGTTCGATGGGCTGGTGTTCAGGGCAGACAGCGGTCTGTCGGCCAGGGCGCTTAGCCAGTCGACCGGATTGTCGGTGGACAATTCCGAGGCAATGGGAGCCTTGAGCACCAGCGCCATCAGTGAAACGGATATTGCGGCGGGCCGCTATGACGGCGCCGAGGTCGTGGCATGGCTGGTGAACTGGACGGATGTCTCGGCGCGGCGGATCATGTTCCGGGGGGCCATCGGTGAAGTCCGGCGCGGGGAAGGAGCCTTTCACGCAGAACTTCGCGGACTGACGGAGATGCTGAACCGACCGGTGGGGCGGGTCTACCAAAAGCCGTGTTCGGCAGTACTGGGTGATGCGGAGTGTGGTTTTGACCTTTCGTCCGGCGGATATGTCTTCACAGGCTCGCTGATCGATGTCGAACAGAGCCGCGTGTTCCTT